GAAAATATATTAAGTTTGATCAATGAGAGACCGGTAAAACATTGTATAGTATTTTACACAGGATTATGGACTTGACTAACATGAGACGAATGATTAGGAGGCAAAGATAATGGAAAAGACAAAAGTTACATTTAAGCATGAAGTATTTGGACTAAAGGAAGATCAGACGTTGATCGATTCTCCCAAAAATATCAAAGTAATGGCTAAGTATTATACAAAGCTGCTAAATACGGTCGCTGACGATGAAGAGAAAGAAGATTCGATGGAACAACTGGTGTCGGGAACATTAAAAATGACAGACATTGTACTTGAGTGCTCGGCAGAACTATTAGCATTATCAAAAGAAAGTCGCCAAAAGTTGGAAGATCTATCATTTACGCCAATGTTTAAAACATTCAAGGAAATGTTACTTGTTTGTCTAGGTGTTGACATGGGACTTGATAACGATGCTACCGAGGAAGAACAAGACCCAAAATCCAAGCCAGACGAACTATCTGGCAATTAGAAAATATGGTTGCTGACATAGATTATCTAGCTCAGCAGGCAATGCAAAATGGTATTTTACCGAGTGACTTCTACAATTCTTCTTTTAGTGATCTGCAGGCTGCATTAGGTGCTAAAGAGCCCAAAGATAGGGTACAGGATCCATTAGATTTAGCTAGAAGTTTAGGTGCATTATAGCGGAAAGGAGGAAATAAATGGAACAAATTCAGGGATATCAGTTTGCTATCGATCTTAACGATAATGGAATGACCAGAAGTTTAAGATCTTTACGAGATGAAGCTAAGCTCTTACGATCAGCGATGCAAGCCAATTTTGCTGAAGTTAGATCTGGTGAAGGCATTATGGCAGCTTATGCTAATAAGATCGAAGATGCCAAGCGTGCGATCGAAGGGCAACGAGCATATATTGAACGCTTGAAGAAAGAACAAGATGGATTAGATCTTTCGACTGACAAAGGCCGCAAAGCATATGTGAAGTATGAAAATCAGATCAATACCGCTAAACGTGCGATCGCTAGTTTGGAAGCACAAGAAAAGCGAGCGACTAATGCATTAAACACACATAAATCGGGTGTTTTGCAATTACGTGATGCTGTTGAAACAAGCAAGCGGGTTAATGAAAATTATGTAACTCAGCTTGAGGCAGAAGGGCGAAAATACGCAGCTCAACAAGCTAAAGTCAAAGGCTTGATCAATGTTCGTAAGAAAATGGGAGAGCAATTAAGTGCTGAAAAAGGTCTATTGGCGCAGGTTGAACAAACCTCTGGTAAGATGTCTAAAGCTTATCAAGAGCAAGCAGTGCGTGTTGCAGAGTTGTCGACTAAGTATGTTCAAAATGAAAAAGCTATTCGTGAGTCAAATGTAAAGACACTCGATATGAGTAATACAATGATCAAGTTTAGGGACAAAGTAGGCTCTGCTGGAGAAACAGCAAAAAATGCTTTTAATAAAATTAAGGAACATGCGTATCTTGCAGCTGGAACAGTAGGTGCGCTAGGCAAGCTATCAATTGATGGCGCAAAAAAAGCATCGGAAGTATCTAGCCAGTATCAAGTTATCTACAATAACTTGATCACTAGTGGCGAAAGTGCAGCCGAGGCAACTGAAAAAGTTAAACAGATGCAAGAGGACGGCGCAAAGTATTCTGTTAAATACGGTATATCACAAAAAGAAATCGCAGATGGTTATCTAGAATTAGTAAAACGTGGATATAGCTCAACTCAAGCGTTGGGGGCTATGAATACTGAATTACAAGGTTCGATTGCTTCGGGGGATGACTTTAGTGATGTTATTAAAGTTGCTAGTCAGACTTTAGAAGGATTTCAGATGAATGTTGATAAGTCTGGCAACCCACTTAAATCTGTAGCTGAGATGTCCAAGCAAACTAAGATCGCAGTTAATGAATTAGCTTATACAGCTGATGTTACATCAACAGATTTCCAATCCTTGGGTAAAGGGATGGAATATGTTAACTCAACAGCACACCAAGCTAAATTTAGCTTGAGTGAGACTTCGGCTGCAATGGGTATTTTGAGTAATAATGGTTTAGAAGCAGACAAGGCTTTGGTAAAACTGGCCGCTTGATCAGAAATGATCTTGAAAAATAAATCCGTTAATTCGGGGAAGACTAAGTTATATTACTGTGATATAATGTGGGTGAAATAAATTCGGATAGGTGGTGAGATAATGACCAATTTAGTATATCAGTTATTATTTGAAACAAAAACGGGACTGCGGTTATGTAAGCTGTGGAAAGAAACTGTTGATGCGCTCAATTCATATATATCCTATTGCTCAAAAAATAAGGTTGTTGGAGTAGTAAGTTATCTAGTCACTGTTATCGTGGGAGCAGTTTTGCTTAAACTTTGGATAATTCCATTCGTGGTCAAGATTCTAACGATAGGTGCGTATATTTTAGGCGGTTTAGTTTTTTGTGCTATTTTTGGAGTTATCTTGCTACTAAACCTACTAACAAAGTATTTATAATATGTTGATCCCGAGCCAAGCTGTAAGGAAACTTATAGAAGGTGTAGAGACTAGAGAAAGTAAGCTAAGATCTGAGCACGTGTGAACGTGCTTTTTTTATGCAGAAATTTCCACGAAGGCGGATGACCCTAGCACTTTAGATGCGGGTCAAAAGATAGTCCGAGCACTATGGAAACATAGTGAACTAGATGATAAAGAACTTCTAGGGTAACATTTGGGTACAGGTCTGCGAAAAGTTATCAATAGCTTGACCGATGCGGTTGAAGCGCAAAAAGCGGCACAAGAGGGTTCAAGCAATGCTATTGAAACATATACTCAAAAAATTCAAAAACATAAAGATAAAATTGCGGAGTTAGAAGAGTCTGTAAAAAATGGAACCAAAAGTGGCAAAGCAGCTGCTAGTGCTATTAAGAAGCAACAAGAAGCAATTAGTGATCTTGAAGAAGAAATCGAAGGTGCTAAAAATAGTAATAACGGTTCAGTTCTAGACCAAATCGGTATCAAACGTGAGGATATCGTTGATGCTAACGGAAACTTTAAAGATATGACTTCTATCATGAAAGTTTTACGTGAGCATACTAAAGGGCTAGGATCTGAAGAAAAAAATGCTGTCTTTAATTCGTTGTTTGGGACAACTGGACAACAAGCTGGTGCTATTTTAGCTGAAAATAGTAAGCACTTAGGTGATTTGACTAAAAAAGTTGAAGAAGCTGGAAAAAAGGGAAATTATGTTCAAGAATTAGCTGCTAAAAATGCGAAAACTGCTGAAAATTCAAATAAGCGTTTTAAAGAAGCGTGGAGTGCGTTGGAGATTGAATTTGGAGCTAAACTACTTCCCTATATGACGGATGCCGCTAACCAGCTAACTAAAATTTTTGAGCAAGAAGAAGTTCAAAAAGATGTAAAGTTGATGGCTAAAGGTGTTGGTGAGGTTGCCAATGCAATTTTTCAAGTCGGTAAGTTGGCTATTGAGTATAGAAAACCACTGGTTGTATTCGGCGGTGCCTTAGCAGGAGTGTTGGCAGTTTCAAAAGTTGTAGATTTTATCAATAAAATGAAGAATTTGCGCTCCTTATTTGGAAAGAATAAAGCTTTGCTGGAAGAACAGGTCCAAGTTGGAGCATTAACAAAGGAGTATCAGAATTTAGCACTTGCTAAGTCTCAGGCTGGTGGTGCTTATACTGGTGGAACAGTATCTAAAACAGCAAATACAGCCTCCGAAGTTGGTAATATTGCAGAAACTGCAGTTGATGCTACAATAACCAAGGGTGGTAAGACTATCACTAAAAATGCCGGTAAATTGAAAATGCTTGGGCGAAGTTTAGGTACTAAGATAGTTGGAGGACTAGGACTTGCTGTTACAGCTTGGGATGTCGGTTCGTCGATTTATGATGCTGTGAAATCAAATAAGGCTGAAGCTAAGTATCAAGCAGCTGGCAAGACGGCTGGTACTTTGGTTGGTGGTACTATTGGGGCTTTTATTGGTGGACCAGGTGGCGCAATGATCGGTGCAAGTATCGGTGAGCAGATTGGTGGATCTAAGACCGTGACCAACGCTTTGAAGAAGTTTAAAAAGTCTTGGGATAAAATGGTCAAAGGTGAAAAGCTTGAAGCACCTAAGATGAGTGAAAAAGAATCACATAAACAACTTCTAAAGGAACAAAAAGAGTACTATAAGCAAAAGCAAAAACAGGATCTAGACGATCTTAAGACCCTTCAAAAAAATGGGATGATTACCAAAGAAGAGTACAAAAAGAGAGTAGATGATGCTAAAAAGCATTATAAAGATCTTGAAAAAGAGGCTCGTCGTTCAGGTTCTGACCAGTCTGCAATCGATAAGTATTATGCTATCCAAAAGCAAAAGATTGATACTGATTACAACAAAGAAAAGAAAAAAATTCATGATAAGTATGATCGTGAAGTGTGGAGTGCACAGCAATCTTTTGGCAAGAAGTCAGAACAATATAAAAAGGCGGTTGCTAAGCGTGACAAGGAATTGGATGAAGCAAGCTCAAAGCATAAGAAAAAGATCTATGAGCTAAATGAAAAATATGCGACGACCAATATGACAAAAGAGGCTAAACAACATACGACTTTTACAGGTAAGATACAGCTCGAAACTGATAAGCAAGGTAAGATCTTAGAGAAACTTACAGCTAAAAAGGGTAAGTTAAGCAATAAACAGTTACAAGAAGCCGTCAATAATGCTCAAAAAGAATACGATAAAATCACTAAATTAGCCAATGATGAGTATAAAGATGTCACTAAAAGAGCTGATAAAAAATATAAAGAAGTAAAAGACGCGGCAGAACGCCAGCGTAAATCAGCAATCAAAGCGGCAGACGAGCAATACAAAAAGACAGTGGAAGCAGCTGAGCGTCAGTATAGTGGTAATTCTAAGTGGGCTAAAGAACAGCGTAAGGCAGTAAAAGAGCAAGCTGAAAAGCAACGTGATGAAGCACACAATGCAGCAAATGATCAGTACAAACAAGTTACTGAAAAGGCAAAGAGGCAACACGATGAGACCGTTGATAAAGCCGATAAACAGAGAAGTGAAACAACGCGCTTAGCTGGCAAGCAAAGAGACGATGTTACATCGTCTGCGCGTGAACAATCGAAGGGTGTTGTAACGCACGCTGTCAATCAGGCTAATAGTTCTATGGACGCTAATTCTAAACAGGCGCAAGGCTCATCTTCTATTTTTGAAAGTTTGCTGGGCTTCTTTAAAAAAATCGGTAAACTTTTTGGAAAATCATACGATGATTCAAAGGCTGACTTGTATAAATACAAACCTGTAACTGCGGGTGCCTACGCTACTGGTGGTCAAGCAAGTTATCACGGCAAAGCACTTGTTGGTGAAGCTGGTCCAGAGCTTATTTATCGACCATACAGTGGTAAAGTTGGGATTGCTGGTCAAATGGGTCCACAATTTATCGATGTGCGTCCGGGAGATCGAATCTTAAATGCCAAAGATACTGCTAAAGTCATGTCTGGATCATATGTAGGTACATTGCCAGGCTACGCAACTGGTAATATTTCATTAGGCGATTTCTTTAAAAAAGTTCGTGAAGGTGCTGAAGATATCTATGATCACTTATCTGATACTGCAAGTGATATTTTAGATAAGATCACCGATCCTAAGAAAACGTTGCTAGATATTGCGACTAAGACTTTTAATTTGGATAGTGTCCAAGATGCTGGAATCATTGCACGTGATATTACTAAGGGTATGGTCAACGACGCAGTCGATGGCTTAGCTGGAATCTTAAAGAAGATTAAAGATAGCTTTTCTGTTGGTGGCGGTAGTGGTAATTCACCTAATGGCACGATGAGTAAAAATGAATTTGGTAAAGTAGCCCGTCATGCTGCTTCATTGATGCATCAAAAATTATCTGCTCGAGATATTGAGCATTTGTACTGGCAAGCATTTGTTGAGTCTAATGTTAATCCGGCCACTGGTGGTGGATATGACGATCATGATGGTACTGGTCTGCCGTATGGTTTATTCCAATACAAAATTGGGACTTGGAATGCTTGGGCAGTTAATGGCCACAAGAATATTCATTCGGCTCTGGATCAGATTATGGCTGTTTTAAATGATTCTAACTGGCGTAATGACTTTGCTCCGATAGGTGTCCGCCGTGGCTGGGGCCCACGTGGTCATCGAATGATGGCTAATGGTGGCCTAGTAACACAAAATCAGATGGTTGAGATCTCTGAAGGTAACTTGCCTGAAATGGTAGTTCCATTGGATCTATCAAAACGTTCACGAGCATATCAGCTAATGCAACAGTCGTTAGATTATTTTGCTCAAACCGATAACTCTAAACGATCAGATGGAAGCGGTGAATTGGGTAAGGATGTAAAGGAATTATCTGAAACCGTTAAAGATTTGAAAAATTTGGTGGGTATGTTATTAAATGTCAACAGATCACAAATTGAGGTGATCAAAGGTATCAATGGCTATGATAAGACAAAAGTTTATCGGGATATGGCAAGTGATCAAAGATTAGCAAACTATCAACAATTCAATGTTTAGGAGGGAAAAGTTTGAAGATCTATGGTAATCATTTTCGCTATCCTAAGCTTTGGATCAAGCGAGGTAATGAAGATGAAATTGAAATTGAGTCGATCACCCCCAACCTTAAATATTTAGGTGATGATGAAGATCCAATTGTAACTAATACTTATTTGACTAATCTTGGTGGGGATGGAAGCTATCCCACTGAAAGCACGATCGATAAAAATGTGATCAACGCAAGATTTTATTTTAAGTTTGGTGATTGGTGGGACTATAAGCTAGCTAAGCATGATATTTATCGCTATTTTTCCTCAAAAGAAATTTTTAGGATCCGGACTGATGGCGAACCTGGAGTGGTCAAGTATGTTAAAGCAGGTAATTTCACGATCGCACCGATAGAGCAATTTGCACGGACGTCAGTTTTTACGATCCCGTTTGAAAACCCAAGTGGATATAAGTATAGTTTGACGACATCTGATCAACTAATGAACTACGATCAGGAAGCTTGGATGCTTTATGGTGGGAACATCCCAAACGGTGAAAATTTAGATTATCATTTCATCAACAAACAGTCATTTAGAGTGTTTAATGCCAGTGATATCACGATTGATCCATACTTTCAACGACATGAGTTAAACATCATTATGGAACACTTTGGCGATGGCTTTAAGTTGATCAATAACACCACCAAAACAAGCTGGAGTTATAAAGGCCAAATGAACAACACGGATAAGGTGATTTTGCAAGGGATCAATACATTTAAGAATGGTATATTGGACAATAATAATACTGATTTTGGTTATATCACACTGGCAACTGGCTGGAATGAATTTTCAGTAGTCGGAGCTGGTGATCTTGATATAACCTTTTCTTTTCCATTCATTTATTTAGGTTAGGAGGTGTGAAGGGATGGAAATTTTAAATGCGGTAAAAAATAATAAGTTTGTTTACTTTGGTTTTGATCCGCGTGCCGAAAATAAAAATGATCCTTGGAATGCACTTCCTAACCTGAGTGTATCTAATGATGGAGAAAGTTGGGGCAGTGTTGCTAATTTTAGCAAGCTGAAGGGGCTGAGAGACGGCTTTATTTGTCGCGTTGGTGATGTGTACTATATCATTGGTACACTGATGCTTTATAAGACGTCTGATTTCAAGCTGTTTACCGAGCTAGATCTAAGTTTGATCAAAAATGGTCAGTATACTGATATTTGGGCGCCTGAATTCTTTAAAGATAAGAATGATAAATATCACATTATCTATAGTGCCACTTTAAATGGTAAACGTGGTATTTATGTGGCTGATTTTGACCCAGTCACAGATAAAGTATCTAATGCTTATCAACAGGTCAATGTAGACTGCCAGAGTTCTATCGATCCAAACCTTACTTATATGGACGGCAAATATTACTTGTGGCTGTCTAGTGCTAGATTATTTGTTGCAGATAATTATTTGGGCCGTTATACCGAGATCGCTACAAACATTGTCAATGATCCTAAAGCACATTGGTATGAAGCACCTGAAATGTTGATTGCTGGTGACTACTTGTATTTGTATCAGGATAAGATCGACGGACATGTCGATGGCGTGGCTGACTCAGGCTACATGGTATATCGCAAAGCTAAGCGAGTGAACCCACTCATTTGGACTGATGAGCAGGTCGTTAAAAACGATATCAATATGCGGCACGGGAGTTTCTTGTATAATGATACAAAGTTTGTGCGTTATCCAACTTATGAGATGCCCAAAAATGATTTCAAGAAAGTTGTCACGATCAAAGCGCTATCGCTGAAACAAGAACTACCGCTAAATTGTATTTTGTGGTCGACATTTTCAGTGCAGTGGGCAAAAAATAGCACTTACCAATTGCAATTTACAGCTTTTGATGATGGCGGGCTTGCATTTAATGCATTACTAAGTACTGAAGGTATTATAACTTTTGATGGTCAGCAGTATGTCATTAAGCAAGTTACGCCATCTAATCAAGGTGGGAATTCGCAAGTTCAAGTTACAGCTACACATATCTATAACGATATTGCTAGAGTTCGTCAATACAACATTAAAGAAGGTACTTTGACATATTTACCGCAAGACATCCTAGAGTTTTATTTGGGATCACAAAATAAGGATAATGTTGGTTATACTTATTCTGTTTATGGCGATTTTGATAAGCAGCAAATCCAAAATTTAGGCGATACTAGTGGAAAAGATATGATCAGTAAGATCTTAAGCACTTGGCCATCTGCGATCGTTTATCCAAATAATAAAAACATCGGTGTCTACAGTGCACAAGCTTTTGAAAAAAACTTCGGTCAACGTATCGATTACCGAAATAATGCGCAAGGCATTAGTATGACGATCGATAGTACAAACATCACTAATAAAGTTAAATGTTTTGGTAAACAAAAAGAAAATAGTACGGATAATAACAAGGTGGAATATTATTTTCCGCCTTTTTTCGTTGAGGATAGTAAATCGATTGAAGTTTGGGGCGTTCATCCGATGGAAAATATTTCAGATGAACGTTTTACCGATCAAGAAAACATGCACAAATATGCACGCTCACAATTACAAGTTGAACCAGTTGTGAGTCTTGAAGTCACAGCTAACGAAAATTTTAAGCCGATTCCGGGAGAAAAACGTCATCTAACGATTAAAGATATTGGTTTTGAAACTGATGTAACACTGATCGGTTACACTTGGTATCCGTACAATCTGGATCAAGCAACGGTGCTACAGTATGAAAACTTACCAGCAAGTATCTTAAATTCGCAATCATTACTGAATAATCGGATCAATGACATCAGCAATTTGGCACAAAAAGCATTGAATAAGGCTTTTACAGCCACGACTACGTATTATTCAAGGGATGATCCAACCAAATACAATATGGTCAGAGTTGGAGATATTTGGGTAAGACCATTAGAGGAGGCAGTAAATGGAAAAACAAGTCAATAAATTTATTCAGCCTGACCCTCAAGCAATGGATAAAGTTCCGGCCCAAATGATGATTTATGATGGTCAAGCATGGCTTGAGATCAGTAATCAACAAACAATCAATGAATTTGGTCAGATCACCACAGATCTACGAAAAGATGCAGATGAAACGATGCTGTATGTTCAAAAAGTTGAAGATGATTTCAAGCGTGCCGGCGAGGATATTTTAAATGAGATCGATCGTGAGACGACCCGGCTAGATAAATCAATCGCAGATGCCAAGCTAGATACTAAAAATGTTGATCAACGTGTAACTGAGATCAACAGCCGAAATCAGCAAAAGGCCGAAGAGATAAAAAATAATTTGACACTGATCGATAAAAAGATCGATGACACTGCCAACCAAAGCCAGCAAAGTTTGAATAAAATGAAGACAGATGTATCTGTACAACTACAGGCTAAGTCAGTAGAGATCGTTGAAGCTAAAAAGCAGGCGATTGAAAATGCAGAGACAGCACTTAAAGAATTTCAAACTACGGTAACAACAAAATTTGAAGATACTGACGGTAAGATCAGTCAAATGGTAACTCAAACAGAGTATGATACTTTGACCAAACAAGTAGATTCAAATGTGACACGTATCAATCAAAATCAGCATGCTATCGAGTTAAAAGCTGATAAGACTACAGTTGATGAAGCAAATACAAAGATAAGTGATCTAAGTAGTTCGCTGACAGTTGTAAATGATGCAATCAAAGCCAAGGCTGGAAAAACAGATGTCGATAAGTTATCGGGTAGAGTTGCTAAGACCGAAGCGAGTTTAAATCTAACTAACCAACAGATCCAGCTCAAAGCTGATTCGAGTGCTGTTAATGAGCTAACTAAAAGTGTTGATGTGCTTAAACAGTCAGCCTTGACAGTCGACAGCGATAAGATCAAAGGACTGACATCAGAGATCGAACGCACAAATCAACGCATTACTGATACGCATACTTTGACTGAGCAAAATGCTAATACTATCAGAACGTTAGCAACCAAAGAAGAATTAAGCACAGTGACTCAAAAATTTTCACTATCGAAAAGTGAGTTGTCACAAACAATCGAAGGGATTCGTGCAAGTGTTACTACAGTCGATGGGAAATTAAATAACTTATCCGTTGGTGGAAAAAATTTACTTAAGCAATCACAACTTGGAGCAAACTATGCACACGATGCTTGGTATGCAACTTTTGGTGGAGTTACATGGAACAGTGATACAGTAGAGTTGAATGTAGGTAACAAAGATTGCGTGCAGATCGAACAACGTGTGTACGATGTTGAGCCTGATTCTGACTATGTTTTTAGTTTTGACCTAAATTATGCTGATGCACAACATCTGGATAAGCAAGGATTTATTTTCTGGGAGTTTCAAGACAGGGAAGGCAAGCATACAACAAGAGCATATCGCGACAATTGGACAAGTATGGCTAAAATACCTAATACGCCTGGAAGAAAAGATAAGAAAATAGTGATCCACACACAGCAAGATACACATATGCTTATTTTTATGGTCAGATCACTAAAAGGAGCAACGCAACCATTTAGGATCAGTAAGGTCAAGTTTGAGAAGGGGAAGATCCCGACTGATTATACGGTAGCCCCTGAAGATACTGACAATAAGTTAAATGGTCTCGAAAGTAACTATGCCTCCCTTGATGTCAAAATTAATGGGATCAATACAACGGTTGCGACCAAGGCTGATAAATCATATGTAGATCAAAAAGCAGGCGAGATCAATTCAGTAGTAGCCAATAAAGCTGATATATCCTATGTAGATCAAAAAGCTAGTCAATGGCAGATTGCTTTGCAAAACTTAGATAACACTGTGTCTGGTAAGATCACAGCTACAAAGCAAGATCTGGCATCATTATATGAATCTGAAACATATAAAGGGATGCAAAAAATCGTTCAAAATTCAGCTTTTCTGCAAAATTCTGATGGCTTTACGACACAAGTTCAGGAGTTGTTGGGAAATGAACTAAAACAAGTTAATTTAGTCTATAATTCAGAATTTGAGTCAGGAGACGGTCAAGAAATTGAAGGGTGGACTACAAACTACCAACTTAGGCGTGGTACGAACATGTATGATAACTACTATGGAAGTACGACCTTGAGTATGTGGACATTTAGTAATTCAAATGATCGCTGGGTAAATGCCTGGTCGCAGATGATCGATGTGAATGAAGGAGACCACTTATCAGCTAGTGTTGTGGCTTTTTATACTGGTGGAGTTGTATCGACTCCACTTGGACGTTGTGGTATTGAAATTGAATTGCTTGAAAATGAAAGGTCTGGTCGAAAGGTTTGGGCAGGAACTTATGAAGAAATTGCTAACATCCCTTATCAGCATGAAAAAACACTTCGAATCGATGACTATATCATTCCAAAAGGGATAACAAAAGCTCGCATTGGACTAGTTATCAGAGGAAAAGGTAATGTCATGTTTGCTCATCCAATGCTCGTTAAAGGCAAACGTGTAGGGATTTATCAGCCTTCAGTCATCAATAAATTAAGCAAGCTTACGCAAACCTTGGATGGATTAAAGTCAGAAGTTCATGATAATAGTATAAATTCTGTTATCGGCCAAACTGCTAGAATGATCGCACTTCAGATCTCAGGCGATAAAAATAAAGTCATCTCACAGATCAATGCATCAACTGAAGGTATTATGATCGATGGCAAACATATTTTGATCAATGGTAATACACGAATTCAGGGGACTTTGATGGTAAATGATGTTGTTATGAAATCTCAAAATAATGCGGTCAAATTTAGCCCAGAAAGTTTAGATATGATCGGTGCTAACTCAATGTTGAAATTGCAAAGTGATTCTATCCAGCTTGGAGCAACATCTAATGATCCAAGAAAACAATGGGGAATCGGACTTAGTAAAAATGGATTAGCTGTAACTGTCCCCGTAAAGAAACCGGCAAGAGTAACTAATAACCCTGAAGATTATCAACGTTAGATCCAAGGGTATATTAATGGCGGTGGTTGGGATTATACAAAGGCAGAAGCTGTTGGTAGCGGAGCATCGGGAATAGAAATCGGACTAATGACTCAACAAATATGGGGTGATCCTTATGGTGGTGACTACATCGCAATTGGGCAATATACTCCAACGAATTCCCAAAAAACAGCACGGACTTTCACACCAGCAATATCGTATTCCGAAACAGGTGTAGGTTGGGCCCCACGTGATATCCATATGTACAAGCCAACAACATTTCATTCAGAAATGCATATGAATGTTCCTAGTACAGGCTATGGGATAAGAACAGCTTGGGTATCATGGAGTGACTGGAATAATGAAAAATATCCTTGCTTCGTTAATGATACGTCTAATTGGGGTGGAATCGCATTTCCTTCAAATGGGAATGCGGTTATGTTTAATAGCGCAGGTAAAAGATTTAATATCTATGAAACAAAGGACAATAAATATTATAACGGGTATGGTGGTAATTAATGGAATTCAATAAAACAGTTATTTTAAGTGGTGATGTTAAGGATGAAAAAGGCAATGTTTTTGCCTCGATGCGAACTGTATTAGAAGGTGATGGTTCTACGCCGGTGATCATGACTATGGGCAACCAAGAAGTTGTTGGATTTAGAGATGATGGGACGCCGATCGTACCAAAGCTTCAAGAAGATAAGCTCAAAGCTGCACAAAAAGAATTGCAAGCTGAAGCAATCAAACAGCAAAAAGAACTTTGTGTTGAAAATGGTGTGGATCCAGGCTTAGTTAACATTATCAATGCTGAAAAGGATGTGAAATAAGTTGGATAAGATGTCGACGCTGATCCAAAAGTTAGCTGTGAAACTAGCAAATAAAGAACTTCAGATCACTAATTTAGAAGTTGAAAACGATGAGTTAAAAGAACAGATTGCAGAGCTTAGCAAAAGTTCCGAAGAAACAAAGAAAGGTGAGGAATAGAGATGGCATTGGAAAAACAAAAAGAAGTTAATTTAACAGCATATTCAGTTGTAGGTGATGATAAGAAGCAAGCAGTTCGTTTGTCGGCCACGTTATCAACAAGTGACAACACTAATGATTCAGCTAATCAATTTGTCATGGATAACGAGGCTTATATGGCTCATAAGACAGAAGTGCGTAAAGATATAACAACATTTCAAAATTATGTTTATGAGCAAGAAGATCTGTTAGCTTCTGAAATGAATAAGGAGTGATCAAAAAATGAAAAGTCGCATTGATCCACCGATTTTAGATATTTGGGATGAACCAATGTCATTTGCGAATCGGGATGCACGTAATCAAAAAAATCATAACTGGTATGTTTTGCGTCAGTATGGTGCAGACTTAGGCTTATGGATCAAAGGTTATATTGATGGGTATGATGCACGTTTTGATAACTTGATCAGAAGTGTAAAGCAACCTGATGAAGTTGTTGATGCGCGAGTTGATGCGTTCAATAACACCTATCCTACATTAAAAAAACGAATCGATGCTTTACAGTTAGATAAAGCAAGTAAAATCGATGGCTTTGAAGTCAATGATTTACGTACGATTCAGCTTAGGGATATTTCAGAAACAAGTTCGCCCCTTAGAATTGGTAATAAGCGTAATTACCAAGGAAAAAGCACAAATGCTCTAGCTGAGGGGCTAATGATCTGTTCTGTTTCACGTTTATCTTTAAAGGAGGTGGTCAAGGTTGACTAAATCTGTGAAGCTGATTTTTGAAAATGAATTTGGTGATCAAGAGCAGATGTATCCAGAAACACATGCACAAGCGGTTTTTGGATTGGGGGACTTTGTTGATGAGCATTTTGCAAGGAAAGTTGAGCTAAAGGCTGGTAGTAATCTAAATAATCTAACTTCTGGAAAATATCAAGGATCAAGAACTTACATTATCAATGGAGTTTCTGTTATCAATGCGCCTGAATTTTTTAATGGCTACGGGTCACTGACGGTCAATGATATCAATGGTAATACATGTACACAAGTATTGATCGCAAGTAATGGAAAGCGTTGGACTCGTGGTGCTGGTGGGCAAAACAAGGTATTTAACGAATGGAGGGCTTTTTAATGGGTGAATATATTGCAGATTTGAAAGATGGTTCAGGAAATGGAATTCGACCGCAAACGGTGTGGGAAGCAATTTTGAATGCTCCCGATTTTGCTGGAGAGATCCAAGCCGCTAAAGATATTGCTAATGGAAAAATTGATAAAGGACAGGCATTACAATATTGGGGTATCGATGTCAACGGGGATACGGATTGGGATACTGTCGTAAAAAATGGTGTTCATTTGGTTTGGACTGATGGTAACCGTGCTGGGACTCATTTTCCAGGTAAAAACAATAAAGCATCTACTGACGGTAATTGGGGCGTTTTACTAGTGATGGGGAATTTTGGAAAAAATGCTGACGGTGGTTTAGGCGTTCAAGTTGCTTTTATGGTGCCGGGTGATATCTACATCCGTTCTCATGATGGTGCTGGTGCTGGGTATTGGGAAGACTGGCGTCACTGTAGTTTTACTGTAACACCTTAATTCAAGTTGGGTGGGAGGGATGGAGAAAGGATATAGCGATGTTTGATAATATTGTAAAAAATCGTTTCTGGTTCTTTAAAGCGCTAGAAACATATTCATTGGCTGTCTATTTCATCGTTAAACGATCGACCGGAATTTTTGATTGGGATCACAGTCAACTTTCGGCTTTAGATGATCCACCATTTATTTTCGCTTTGGCGGTAGTTGGTACGATCGCGCTCGTGTATGCGCTGTGGGATGTGCGTCACTTATACTACAAACAGATAATGACTGGAACGCTGACTTTTGTGTGGTTGGCGTTCTTCTTGTCTTTCTGTGCAAATGATGCACTTTTGGGCGTTTATTTGAGTTTTCCCGGGATCTATTCTTTTTTTGTTTTAGTTGGAATCGTGGCGGAAATAAAATGGGAGTGATGCTACTTGAGCGATCAAGTGTTGATTGCGGTGATTTCCACACTTGGTTCGATTATCGTGGCTTATATCACCGCAACAGCAAACGCAAAAAAAGCTGACAAAGAAGAAGTCAGTGAATTAGAGAAGCTTAGAAAAGAAAATGCTAAGCTCAAAGAAAAAATTAAAAGCAGGGGGAACAAGAAAAATGGAAACAAATGAATTAATTGTTACGTTACTCGCGACTATCTTAACTGCAGTAATCAGCTATTGCGGTAATGTGCTTGTGAAAAATAATCGAGCATTGACGATTGTACGAGCACTAGAACCGCTTGCTAGAGATGCGGTGATTGCAGCGCAAAAATTGGGCGTCACCGAATATCTTACTGGAGTGGCTAAGAAAAATCACGCCGTGAAAACTGTCAAACAGGCGCTTTCTAATGCAGGGTTCACGATTGCAGATGAACAATTGATCAAGAACGCAGTAGAAAAAGCGTATGCTGAACAGAAAAAATTACTTGATCAATATCCACAAAAAGAAAAGGAGGACTGATCTAGTTGAATAAAAAGAAATTACTCGGAGTTGTCGCGTTGGCAACTCTATTTTTATCGCTTGTAGCACCAACAGCACAAGCTGCTAGAACTGATATGGTCGACGTGTCAAATCATAATGGTTACATGACAGTCGGTAATTTCACAGCAATGCGAGATCAATACGGTGTTAAGTCAGTCGTTACCAAGATCAGTGAAGGCACATACTATCATGACTACACAGCTAAAAACAATATTAGCACTGCACAGCAATCAGGGCTTTATATCAACGGCTATCACTTCGCACGTTGGTCTAGCGTTGCTGGCGCTCGTGCTGAAGCTAATTATGCGGTAGCGATGGCTAAAGCTGACGGACTACCGATCAACGCCGTTTTAGTCGCTGATGTTGAAGGTGAGCAACAACAAAGAACACCTTTGAATATCAATAATTTAGCTGTGATGGAATTTAAACGGATCGTAGAAGCTGCAGGCTATCGTTATGATATTTATACTGGTCAAGGCTGGCGTGATACGATCGTCAGCGTTCCAAAAGGTACTGGCTGTATCGCACACTATCCTTGGGACACAAGCTGGGATCGCTACACAAACCATCACGCATGGCAATGGACTAGCACGATGAAGTTTAACGGTTCTTACGGCAACTTTGATGCGTCACAACTCTATGATGATTTCTATACTGGTGGCCAAAATAAGAACGCTGTGATCAGCAATAGCAATACGGCTGATGTTGATAATCAAAAAGAAGCTAAGCAAGAAGCTACTTCACAGCCACAAACTTCAAGCAAAGATGAAGATTACGCTCAAATTGGCATGTTTACCGCAAACACTACATTAAATGTACGTACTGCACCAAGCACAAGTGCCAAAATTGTTGCAAGTTACGCACCAAGTGAAAAGT